AATGAAGCAATATAGCGTTAAAGATATAATGAACGGGGTTGAAGATGTTGACAAAGAAAGCCGCAAGGTGAAAGCCGTGTGGGCAAGAATGAGCAATGTTGACCTTGACAATGACATTATCAGTCCTGCTGCATTTACAAAGACAATCAATGAAAGAGGGCCGCAAGGGAAGAACCTTATTTGGTCATTAGTTGACCATAAAACTTCGATGAAGTATGCTTTGGGTAAACCTAAAGAATTATACGTTGAAGGCGATGCACTTATAGCCGTAACAGAAGTAATCGAAACTGAAATGGGTGAAGATATGCTGAAATTATACGAAGCAGGTTTAATCAATCAGCACTCAATCGGTTTTAGTACTATCAAATCGGAGATGGATAATAGTACTGGCATTCGTACCATTACAGAACTTATGCTCTATGAAGGTAGTGCCGTATTATGGGCAGCAAATCCCGAAACTCCGACAATATCCATCTACAAAGGAATGGAGCCGGAAGTAGTGAAAGAAACGCTAAACGGGAGATTGGAGAAACTAATCAAAGCGTTTAAACACGGCACATTCACAGATGAAACTTTCTCCCTATTGGAGATTGAAATAAAGCAAATCCAAACTGCAATAAACGAAATCACCACTCAACCCGCAGCGAAAGCAGTCGAGCCGGAATCAACTGTTGTATTGGATGCACTCAAACAATTAAATAACAGATTTAAAACACTTGTAAAATGACACAAGAACAAATCGCTGCGGAGGTAAAATCTATCGGTGATAACCTTACGCAAGTACTGGCAAACTCTGCCAATGCAAAAACCGATGCTGCTGAAGCTAAATCCGTTGTAGCCGGACTTCAAAGCAAACTCGAATCAGTTGCAACTGCTGCTGAACTTAAAGAGTTCAAAGATGCTATGCAATCTCAATTCGATGCCCTGACCACTAAAGTTAAGAAAGGTCAACCCGAAGGCAAATCATTCAGCGAAGCACTTGCCGAGAAACTCGAAGGAGTTAACATCGAAGCTGAAATGAGAAAGAACGGCCGCCTTCACCTCGAACTGCCTGAAGTAAAGACAATTACTCTTGCTTCTAACTTGTCCGGTGATAGCGTTGCGACTTACAATAGCCGTCAAGCAATCAACCCTGCACAGTTGGTTAACTTCCGGGATTTCGTGCCTACCACTCAAAGCCCTACCGGTTTGTATGTTACTTATCGTGAGGCAGCAGGTAACGCCAACAACATCGCTGCACAACTCGAAGGATCACTCAAGCGTGAGAACGATTACTCTCTGACCGAGGTTAAAACTGTAAATCAGTTCATCGCTGGTTTCAGCAAATTCAGCCGTCAGATGCTCGCATCTCTGCCTTTCATGAGCCAAACTTTACCTCGTTTGCTGACTCGTGATTTCTTCCGTGCAGAAAACGCTTCTTTCTTCTCTACCGTTTCAGGTGCCGCTACCGGTTCTACTACTACTTCCGCTGCCACTAACTTGGGTGATATTATCCAGTTGATTGGCAACTTGCGTGCAGGTGATTTCAGCGCATCCGTTGTATTCGTTTCAAACGCTACATGGTCTTTGTTGCTGAATGAATCATTCACCAATGGTTACTACATGGGAGCCGGTGGATTGCAAGTCGGTCAAGCAGGAGTATTAAACATTGCAGGTGTACCTATCGTTGGTTGCAACTGGGTACCTAATAGCCGTGCGTTCCTGTTCGATGCTAACTACCTGGAGAGAGTTGAAGTGAACGGCGTTAACATTGAGTTGTCTTACGAAGATCAAAACAACTTCGTTACCAACATGGTTACTGCCCGGATTGAATGTTACGAAGCCATCAACTTGATGCTTCCTAACTCCGCTATCTTCGCTACTATCTAAAATCAATGAGGGGGGAGGGGAAACTCTCCCCCTTTATTATTATGAAAAAGCGTGAACGAAAACCAGCCAAAAATGCGTGTATTGTGGCACGTGCAGCAATATCTCCCAAAGGCGAAGTCAGGGTCGGAGTGGAACGCTCACGAAATCAACAAATGGTTAATGGCGCGTGGCCATCTCGTCAAGGTCATGACCTCCGCAATGAACAATGAGTACTACGAGTACGAAGGAATACCCGTTTTTAATCGCTCACATGATTGGTATTTTCACCATGATTGGGCAGATGTAATTTTCACTCAATTAGACTTTGCAGCAGATGTGGCAGAGGATTGCAAAAAGACAAAGAAGCCGGCCGTATGGTTTGCTCACAATACTTTTAATTACATATCCGTTAGGCGGAATCAGCATATAAATGTGGTTTACAATTCCCATTGGGGAAGTGAACACGGCAAGTATCCGAACAATTCATTCATCCTTCAACCACCGGTGAATATTGACCATTATAGGGTTGATAGTGGGGAAGAAATAACACTCATTAATCTTAACAGGAATAAGGGGGCGGAACTATTCTACCAGGTGGCACAAATGATGCCGGAATACAAGTTCTTGGCAGTACAGGGCGGCTATGGGGAACAGATTTACAAAGGGTTACAAAATGTAACCTTTTTGGCGAATCAGCCAGATATTAGGAATGCATACAAGCGCACAAAGATACTTTTGATGCCTTCGCAGTATGAGAGTTGGGGAAGAACGGCAACGGAAGCAATGGCATCGGGGATCCCTTGCATTGTAAGTGATTTACCTGCGCTGCGTGAGAATTGTGGGGATGCAGGTATCTATTGCAGTCCTGACCGACCTCATCAATGGGTGAAGGCTATACAAAATGTGGTGAATAATTACGAACTTTGCAGTAGGGCGGCATTTGACAGAGCAGATGAGTTAAGGCCGCATGATAAATTAATAAACTTTGAACAATGGGTAACTACTCTTATACAATAGATTCGCAAATCACAGAGGTAAGCTATGCGGAGCCGGTGACACTTGCGGAAGCAAAGCTATACATTAGGGTTAGCCATACAAGCGAAGATGCTATGATTGCCCGTATGATTAGTTCTGCGAGGAAGATAATCGAAGATGCAGCAGGTATCAGCATTATAACAAAGCAGGTAAAGGTGTGGTTCAGCAATAAGGGCGGTGCGTATCAGTTGCCATACGGCCCTATTACTTCAGCGATTACTTTGTACGATGACTATACCGGTACCGTACTTACCGACAAACGAATCATAGGCGGTAATTATCCCCGAATTACTTTTCCAGAGATTGATAATATGAGGGCAGAATATACGGTAGGATATACCCATGTCCCTGCTGCCTTAAAAGATGCCATACTTGACCAATTAAATTATATGTACGAGAATAGGGGAGCCGAAAATGAGGGTACTGGTATTTGTGAGCAAGCATGGAGAGCCTGTCAGCAGTTCACCCGTCAATCGCCAATACTATGAGGTTAAAGGGAACAAGACCGAATTATCTGTCAGCAGAACTACTGCATGAGCCGATTGGTGTACTTCAACCTACACAGGTGAGCGATGGTGAGGGGGGTTATACGGTTACCTATGCGAATACTGCCACCATTTGGGGTATGTTTATTCCGCTTGGTGATAGCCGGTCTTTGATTGCAGCGCAGGTAAGTTACACGGCATCCGCTACTGTATTCGTGCGCTACCCCCTTACAATCGATCAAACCTACAGATTAGAGATAGGTGGTGAGCAATATAGCATCCATTCTATTACGAATGTGGAGAATAAGGATGAATATTTGGAAATACAAATCTTTAAGTAATGGCCGAATTCAGCATGAATTTAGTGGGGGGCAAGGCGGTCAGAAAGATGTTTGACATTGCTGCTGAAAGGATGGGGCCAGGTCTTAATAAAGAGATGAATGCATCCGCATTGAACATTGAGCGCAATGCAAAGCGGATGGCACCTGCTAACTTTGGTAAGTTACGGCAAAGCATAAAGCATAACATCGGTGAGCCGTTAATGAAATCAGTTTATTCGGATATTGGGTATGCTGCTTATGTAGAGTTCGGCACAAAGAAAAAGGCAATGAGCCACCCGATACATAATGGATTCGCTGCCTATGCTGCACAATTCAAGGGGAAAGGTAAAGGCGATTACGGGGATATGATACTTGCACTTTTACTCTATGTAAGGCGTAATAAGTTAGCAGGAACGTACAAGGTAAAATCAAGAAGAAGGCAAGGAAATAGAGATCAAAGATTGTCGGAAGATTTGAGGGTAGCCGAAAGAATGGCCTACTTTATATTGAAAAACGGCATTAAGCCACAACCATTCCTAATACCTGCCTATCTTGATGAAAGACCGAAACTAATTAAGCGGATTCAAAACTTGTTGCGGAAATGATCACAAATATTTGTAAAATGGTGACATCATGATAATGAAAAACCCTGCCATAGAGATAAAGAAATGGTTAGTTACCCAACTGGCCGCATATACCTATGTTGATGTGTACGATGCAATGGTACCTGCCAATGAGCCGGCTGAATACATTACTATAACTGGCAGAACATCCGGGCAGGAACAAGGGAAGGAAGGGTATATCAACATGGTTTCCGTCAACATAGATATAACAACGAAAAGTAGTAACTTTGGGTTCAAGAGAGCGGAGCAAATAGCGGATGCGGTGATGGGTGCGGTCAATAGTGATACGGTGGTTGTGTTACCTGTGGGATGGGATTGTAAAAATGTGGTATTGGCATCGGTAACTAACCTGGAGGACTTGGATCCATTTGATAACACTTTTCGTGTAATTTTGCGGTATGAATTTATAATTTCACAAACACAATAAATATGAGTTACACTTTTGTAAATGCGAGGG